CCGGGTTACCGGACGCGGCGGGCAGGGCATCGCCAATATGGAGCTGAACGAGCGCAACGGTAAGCTGGCGGCCTCTTTCCCGGTGGCGCAGACCGATCAGATCGTGCTGGTGACCGATGGCGGCCAGCTGATCCGTTGCCCGGTACACGATATCCGCATTGCCGGACGCCGCACGCAGGGCGTTACCCTGTTCCGGGTGGCCGAGGACGAGCATATCGTCTCGGTGGCCTGGATGGCCGAGGAAAGCGGTGCCGCGGAGGACGAGATCGGCGACGAGATCGAGGACGCCGCTGAAGCAGTCGAGGGCGACGCTGCTGAAGGGGAGGCGGCGCCGGAATCGGAGGGGAGCGATGAATAAGCATTTGACCGGGGTCTATCCGGGCACCTTCGACCCAATCACCCATGGCCATCTGGACATCATCAAGCGGGCCTCGAAGATGGTCGATCACCTGATCATCGGGGTCGCCCAGAATGCCGGTAAGGGGCCGCTGTTCAGCATTGGCGAGCGGCTGGACCTGGTACGGGGCGAGATCGCCGCGCTGAATGACTCGGGGGAGTACGGCCATATCGAGGCGCGGTCGTTCAGCAATCTGCTGATGCATTTCTGCCAGGCGGCGAATGCCTCGCTGATTATCCGCGGGCTGCGCGCCGTCTCGGATTTCGAATATGAATTCCAGATGGCCGGCATGAATGCCCGCCTCGACCCGAAGATCGAGACCGTGTTCCTGATGGCTTCGGAACGCCACCATTTTATCTCCTCGCGCTTCGTGAAGGAGATTGGCGCCCTGGGCGGTGATATCAGTTCCTTCGTGCCGCCCCGCATTGCCGAGCGCGTTATGCACCGCTTCGCCAAGGACAACACGCCGGAAGTCGAGACCCGCGCCTGAATTCAATTGCCCATATCGGGTGCATACAGGGATTGACCGGGCGGGCAAGCTTGCCTAGGTTGCCGGCACCCGAACGCACCTTGGTGCGTATCGTGCAAAGAGTCCTTAGCTCAGCCGGTAGAGCAACTGACTTTTAATCAGTAGGTCGTGGGTTCGAGTCCCACAGGACTCACCATTTCTTTTCAATAACTTATCGCCAATAACCTTGACCGCATTATCGGGCATTCAGGCGATTAGGTAACAATTCAGGTAACGGCCGTCATTCCGGTTCCCGGCTGGCCTCAACGTCCGTTTCTGGCCGAATGGCCCTTTGTCGCTCGAAATACACAACGGCGCCGGCTCCCCCCAACGCAACCAAGAATATCTGCACGACAAGGCGGCCTAGGTCGATGTGAGCGAATGGGTTCTTGTTCGACAGCAAGAAAGAATACCCTACGCCAACGCTGATTCCCTGCTGAGGCACTTGGATACGCCATGGCGGGAAAAGACACATCAACGCAGTGATGACGATGCACAGCATGATAATTCGTCGCCTGACACTCCAGCCATTTAATCGGGTGAGATGCAGCATGGAATCCTCCTGCGTTTTATCGTGCGTGGATTAGATCATGCGAAAGCATTGCCTGCCGACATAGAAAAAACCCCGCCGGTCAGGGCGGGGCTTAGTGTGTCCGGTTTCGGCCTGTCACGATGCGAGCGAGGCATTCTCCCGGCTGGTGGCGCTCACATGGTCAACCAGCAGGTGGCAAGGTGGGTGGAGTTGAGTGCGCTAAAGGTGTCGCAATCTGCGACACCTTATGGCGGAAGAGATAGGCGTGAACCGGGAGGCTGCCCGGCGATCAATTCGGGCCTGCCGTCGCGGTACAGGCCGATTTAGGATGCCCCGCCATAGGAAAGGCCGCTGGTGACGCTCCTACGGCGCTGCGGCAGGCGTTCACGGTACATTGCACTGCCCTCCGGTTGCTTCGAGGATGTCGCGGGCGATAAGGGCGGCCTCAGTGGTCTCTTCGCAGTTGCGCCATCGCTTCGGATAGCGGTCCCTTAACCCGGACGGGCGCGGCGAAAGCGTTGCCTTCAGTCGCCAGCCATTGCCGGGCGAAGTGTTCCGGGCTGACGCGACCATGCGGCCCTGCGACATTGACTTGCAGGTTAGCGGGATCATCGCCAACGGCTTCCCAAGGATGCGCGCTGATGAGGTGCGCGACCGCGCCGGCCACCACCTCCTGGCGGCATCCGGCCTTCGTCAGTGCCGTTGTCACGGCTCGCCTTATGGTGGTGGATTGAATCTTGCCAGTCAGCAGGGCAATCCGCTCATCCGCGTTTCGCAGCTTCTCAATGATGTCCACCTTGGCCTGGTGGGCCTCGGTCGAAAGCCGGTATCCGCCCTCCGGTGCCGGTTCATAGCAAATCGCATCTGAGGCATCGGGCAGCGCGGCAAGGTCACCAATCGTATCAGGCAGATCGCGTTCGATCTCGTACATGGTCATGCCTCCATCGCATCTAGAGCTTCCTGGGTTGCCGCCTGCGCCCTCTCGGCCAGCAGGGCAGCGGGATCGACCGCAAGGGGCCCACGAAGCCCAGAGACGCCTTGCCGGCCCGTGAGACGGCCTCAGCGGCCTTCGCCAGCCTGTCCAGCCGGTCCAGCGCCTCGGGCGCATGGTGCCGCCGCCAGTCAGTCGCCAGCATCTTGCGCTCGTCAGCGCTCATTCCAACCAGCATCGCCGGGCCGGTCAGCGCCGCCCCGATGGTTGCCGCATCGCCCGCCGCCACCGCATCCGCAATCACTTTCTGACGGTCAGCCCGCTTCATGGTGCGCAGCGCCCCCCGGATTTCCGATGCAAGACCGGGGTCAGCAGGCGGCGACGGCAAGGTTTCGGCCTCGGTCGTCGCGATGACCTCTCTAAGGCGCCGATCGCCATCATCCAGGCGCTGCGCGACCGCCTCGCCAGCTTTTAGGGCAGCCTGCCCTAGCCGTACTCCCTTTGCGGCTGGCGTCAGGGTCGGATCATCCGCGAGCGCACCATGAAGTCGCGCCACCGCATCAAGCGAACCGTGCGCAGCGGCAAATGCCCCCTCAAGAGTCGTCAGCGCAGGATCGGCCTTCGCGTTCGGGCCGGTCGGCTGAAGAGCGCGAACCACGCCCGGATCAAGCGCCAGGGGTGCTGCTTGTTTAGACATTGCTTTCGTTCCTTTCCACTTGCTCAATCATCAATTCATGAAGTTTCTGAAGTGCCGGGCTGCCGGGCAGCATCACGGTCCAGGCCAAGCTCGCGGGCGGCGGCACTGAGGCCACCTTCTGGTCGCCCGCCTTGAGGTTTCTGGTCAAGTTGACCAGAAACCCCATCCGCATCCGCCCTCTTGCTTTCAATCTGCGCAACTTGCGCAGATTGAACCTCCGCGCCCCTCACCAGAAACCGACGATGGGTTTGGCCTCAAGGTGCCACTTTTCAGCCATCAGGCCGTACCGGGTTGCATCCGCCGCATGGTCGGGGCTGCGGCTATCAACATCGTCGGGCTTTCTCGGATCACGCGGCAGGACCGGCACCGTCTGCCACCAGTATTCGCAAAGGCGGGACACATACAGGCCAGGCTTGTCGGGCTGGCCGGCGGCCTGCAACAGCGTTTTCATGCGCTCCCAGCCGGTCTTGCGATCCGCCTTGCGGGCCGGCACGAAATACACGCCTTCCTTGCGGAATTCGTCGGCAATGGAACCGGAGGCGCTGCTGGCTGCACTGCCGGCCGGGCGCTTGGCCTTGGTCGCGGCAAATGGCATACCAACTATGGCAGCCGGTGCAGATTAGGTCATCTTCGGTTCGCAGAGCCTCATCTGCCGGCTCATCGGCGGGCGCCGCCGCCAGTTCCCTTCTCGACCATCGACGTCGCCACCGCGTGGTGTCGTGTGACCTCGCCGGCACGCCGCTCGGCTTGCTCTACTTGATTCGCCAGGTCCTCGGCCATAGCCAGCACGCCCAGGACATAAGCTGCTCGGGCCTGCGGACTCATAGAATCCAGCTCCCCCGACTCGACCGTCGCACGGGTCATCGCGCACATGCGGCGTACGCTGGACAGGTTCTGAATTTGCATAATCAGTCTCCCAAAATGGCCGCCATGGTGGCGGTCGCCTGTTAACTTGACGAAGTAGATTTCCCCGGATGTATCGGCAGGCGCCCATGGCCTGTCATTCGTCCCAGGTCGGCCGCCTTGAGGTTTTGAGTCAACCTGACTCAAAACCCCATCCGCATCCGCTCCATCGTCAGGCCCCCCTATCCGGGTTCAAATATTCATCAGCCTTGCTGCTGCCGCGTGCTGGCCTTCCGGCCTTCTTCGCAGATCCTCGCCGGCGCGGTGACATGCCAAGCTCACCTTCCAGTGCCAAGGCTGTATCGGCTGCGGCGCGCTGTTCCGTCCGCCAGATATTCGCCTTTGCCGTGCCCGTTTTCGGTGCGCTGGTGATCAGGCCGCCGCGATGCAATTCCGCCGTCGCCCGGTCGAAGCGCACATAGGCGACAACCAGACGCATGAGCGCGTGGCCGTTCTCCGTGCCGATGGTCCCATAGGGGGCCAAGGCAACCGTCAGCGAATGCCAGTAGGACGACGCCAGATCGCGCCAGCGCAGGTTAGAGCCGGCTGGCCGGCGGTTCGCATCAGGGATAAGGCGCGACCATTCCGGTTCTTCCAGACAAGGGGCCGGGGTCGGCAATAGTCGAACGTTGCTCATCGAATATCCTCCCGAAGGGGTGCGCTAGATTTCGTTGCGCGAGAAAGATTAACGCACACGCCGGTCCCCAAGGGGTAGCCTTTCAGAAAAGGTCCCGCCCCCCCCTATGCCAAAACCTGCGGCGTCTCGTGTTGCATTCCCTCACCGGTCCCTTGCAGCGGGGGGGCGGCAGTGCGGTCAGCCCCCCGGCCTAGTGCAGTACCTGCCCGGTCCAGGTGCGCAGCTTCTTCCGCAGGTCAGGCACGCAATCCCGCTCGAAGCTGTCCAGCGCTGCCGCCACGTAGGCTAGGCGCCCTTCCTCGCTCAGGTCTGCCTCATCCGCCTTGGCTTGGACCTTCTGCAGGAACAGGCCGCGCGCGCTGACGATCCAGCGATCTACTTCCGACTCGGTAGGCAGCATGTCATTCAGGGTATCGGTCATTTGCCCTTACCTCCTTTGTTCGCGGCAATCATTGCCGTCAGAGTTTCGTTCTGTGCCTCAAGGCGCGCGATGCGTTCGCTCAGGGGCGCGGTTGCCGAGGCGATGGCCTCAGCGACGTAGGGCCGCATCACGTCCGCAACTGCCTTCATCAAAACGTTGATATCTGCCTCGGTCATCGGCTTGGCCCTCCCTGCGCGCTGATGGCTTCGCTCAAGGCTTGAACCTGCGCCTCAAGGCGGGCGATCAGATCCAGTAGGGGGCCGGTGTCGTTGGCGGCTTCCATCTTTTCAAGCCGCTTGGCAAAGGCTTCCAGAGGGCCGCTCATGCACTCGACCAGCGTATCGCTGATGCGTTCGATCTGTTCCGGGGTCATCGCTTGCCTGCCTTCCGCGCCTTGGCGGCAGCCGCTTCCAGTGCGTCCAGGCGGGCTATGATCGGCGCCATGTCGCGGGCGATGCAGGCGGCAATGACTTCCGCCGTACCCTTCGCCATGTCGCGTTTCTCGGCCTCGCCCATGCTGCTGCCGCGCGTCTCAAGCGCCTCCAGCCGCGCCGCGATAGGGGAAACAGCCTTGTCGATGCGTTCAGCAACAAAGCTGCCGACGGCCATCAGAAGGGCCTCGCTATCTTTGCCGCTCATGCGCTGGCCTCGCTGACATAGGAGTTTGAGCCGGTCAGCACGCCAGCCGCGTTGTCTTTCAGGCGGTCATAATTGAAGCCGGCCACCGCCCGCGTTGCGCTCGCACCGTTCTGCCACAGGCTGGCCATCGTCGCCGCTGTCCCTGCCGGATCGTCGGCAAGCTGCAGCGAAGCTTGGCGGGAAGTGTCGATCTCGATGCCGGAAAATGCGACCGCAATATCGGCGCCGCGCAGAAGCATCAAATCGCCCGCTGTCAGTCGGTCGGTAACGATGGCTGGCAGGCCAAGCAATTCGCCGCCGGTCGGACTCAAGCCCGGAAACAACATCCCGCCGCCGGTAGAGAGTACAGACAGCGCATTGGCAGTCCCCACAGACATGGCGAACATCATACCGCTGGCCGGGTTGCCGACTGTGTTGATCGCATTGAGCAGCGTGCGCAGATCGGCCAGGGCGTGTTGCGGGCTGGTGCCGGTCGCGGCGAAAACCGGGGTCGCTGAGTCCACAAGCCCGGCCAGAAAAATGCCGTCGACGGCTCGCACCAGCGCCGTGCGCAATTCCGCTTCGATGCCCGCCGCAACGGATGGTTCCCGCGCCTGTGCAAATTCGTCACTGGTGACGATAAGCGCCGCTGCCCTTTGTGGGCTGAGGAAGCGCCGGGAAAGCTGCAGCAGGCTAACAGGGATTGGCAGGCCCTCGCCCTTCAGATATCCGCTGATATCGAGCGTTAGAGCGTTGACGGGGATGTAAAATCCCATCCTCTTGCCCAAGCCATCATAAAGCCGGAAAAAGACGCTTTCGGCTGACAGGCTTTGCGCCCACTCGGCAACCAAGGCGCGATAATCGCCGAGCTCAGACAGGGGAGTCGAAGGAACCGCGAGCTTGCTGATCGTCTGCAGGGCGTAGGGCTGGCCGGGCAGGCCGGCTTCCCGGATGAATTGTGTGTCGTCGCCTCGGCTTGCGGCCTTGGCTTTCAGCAGCGCGGCAAAATCGGAAATGAACATGGTCGCAGCTCCATACTTGATTAGGCAGAGCATGCGCCCCGAAACCGGATGCAGGTGTCCGGTTTGTCCGGTTTCATCGTTTTTTCAGATAGAAGCGTATCGCTGTCGCATCGGCCAGCCAGCGCCCGCCGGTTTTCCGCCCCATACCCTTCCGGGAACAAAGCTTTTCGACTGCATCGCGGCTCATACCGAACCGCTCCGCTGCCTCGGTCGTTGTGATCCATTCCGGCGCCCGCTGGCTGGCCTGCAACTGCATCCGGGCGCGCTCTTCTGCCAACCGCTCGGCAGCGGCTTTGCACACCTCCGCTGTCTGCCCTTCGCCATGCCGGCGGGCAAAGTCAGCCATATGACGGCAAAAGGCCTCCAAGTCGATCAGTGTGGCGCGCTGCATCACGCGGCCTCACGATCAAGGCCGCACTCCCGCGCCGCCTTCTTCGCCTCATCGGATAGGGACGCCACCTTGATTGACCGCTGCGCAGCGCCCCGACTCAAGCCTAGGTCGCGGGCGGCGGCGCTTAGGCCGCCCGTATTACCGCGACCGCCGGCAGAAACCTGATCAAGTTGAGCGGGTTTAACCTCTTCTCCCCTCGCGTCCCACTGGTCCCGGAGATCAATCCACTCGGCTTCCTGTTCGCTGCGTTCCAGCATGGTCAGATCGGCGCGGTGCATCAGGCCGTCTCTCGATCCAGCGGCAGGCCGCCGGCTACATAGGCGCGCAGCCGGGCCTCGGCAGCGGGATTGAGGCCGTACCGTCCCGCGAGCCTATTGGAGAGCTGCGACGGCGACACTCCAACCGCAGTCGCCAAGTGCCGCAGCCGCAGCCCGTCAGCCGCCAATCTCGCTTTCGCAGCGACGCCAATTTTTTTGGGGTCGATCTCAAGGCCGGAAGAGTTGCCTGCCAAGTCGGCTTGCAAGGCGGGTTCGGGGTCATGCTGCCGCCCGGCATTGGTCGGATTGGCTTTGCTGTCGGCAAGGCTGCCACCGGGTTTTGACGTGATATCAGCCGCCCCGGACTCTGCCAGGCCATATGGTAGATTATAAGTGTCGCGCTGGTGCGACTGCAAAAGGCTGGTTTTGTGGGTTGACGGTCGCGCTGGTGCGACTGAAAGAGGTAATATTGTTGCGTCAAATGTTTTGCTGTCGCGCTGGTGCGACTGTGCGTCGCGCTGGTGCGACCGTGATTTAGATTTCGTAGCATCAAGTTTTGCGCCATCGGACACTCGCATGAAGGCTTTCGTTGCGGGCGTTCTGCCGTCATCGCCACTTGCTTCCGCCGTGATTAGCCATAGGCGGGCATCCTTGGTTTTCAGGGTGAAGGCCGAATCCTGCTGCACAACGAGGAAGCCCAGTTCCTGCAACTCGCGAAATGCGCGCGAAGCCTGATCCTTGCTTAGCCCGATGCTGATAGCCTCCCGCACGGCATAGGAGATTTGGCCATTGTTCCGCCCGTTGTGCCTCGACCATACGTCGAGCAGCAGCGCTTTTCCAGTCGGAGACAGCCGCGCCCAAGCGTGCGACTTCAGCATGAAATGCGGCAGGGCTATGAAGCGCTCATAGTCACTTCGTCCGGTTGCGTTCGCCTTCCGCCTGCGATTGCCCGCCATCGGTCAGCGCTTCCATAGCAGGCGCTGCAAGCGCGCGTTACGGCACCGGCTTTCGTCGGTCATGCCGCGAAAC